ACGTATCAATGGGTTATGAGAAATAACTATAATATGTTCAAAATAATTTTTGATTTTCTTGAAGAATTCCCCTACCATTTCGAGGTTCTCGTCAGCTATTTTTCCAAACACCTCATCCATAACCACAATGTTCGGTTTTGGTAATGAGGATATCTTAGTTAAAACACTACGAAGTGCCAATGACGAAATTGTTCGTTCATATCCTGAACCAGCATTAAGGGGTTTTACCACTCGAGTCTCTGTATCAATCATAATAAACTCAACTTCGTTTTTATCATTCACATTTAACTCTAATATGAAATGACAACTATCGGTAAGTAATCGATATAATTCGTGATTCAATAATGGAATCATGTTTTTCATAATCACTTTAGATATTCCATTCTTACCGTAGATGGTTAGATAAATTTTAAACACCGCAGATAACTCTTCTTCAGATTTAATTTTTTTAATTAACTCCTCATTAGTCCCTATCTTTTCTTTTAAGTTAGAAATGTTATTGGTGTGTTTTTCAATACTACTATTTGTTTGTCTGATGTCTCCGTTTGCGGTTTCAATTTTAGTTCTAAGTGCAATAACCTCGGCATCAATCTTTTGATTCTGTTCTAATTTCTTTTTATTGTTCTCGTAGTTATCTAATCTTAATTGTTTTGTATCAATCTCAAGTTGTTTTTGTTCAACCTCCAATTCATATCTTTCTTTACGAAGTTTGTTTCTTTCATATGTCTCAAACTCTGTTTTTAGTTTATCAAACGCTTCTGATTGTTCCCTTAACTTATCAAACTCAATTTGATTTAATTCTAAGTCTTTAAGGATGTCTTCAATTTCTTTTTTAATCTTTTCAATTTCATCCGTATGGTCAACCTCGTCTAATGAACGATTACAAGTTGGACAAACTGTACCTTCTTCAAACTTTTTTATTAACTTTTCTTTTTCTCCCTTTTCGTATTTACCAGCAACATCTATTCCTTGTAGATTAGCCATCTCACCTCTTAATTCTTTGTGTTGGTCCTCATGGTAATATTGTGATGGTTCGGTTACTAAAATTGAGTTTGCATTTGTTTGACTGGCAGATTTTAATTTTTTAAGTTCATTAATTTCTCTTTCAAGTAAAACCGGATTAGTGTTAATTAACTCCTTATCAACATCATTATTTCTTGAGGATAATGCGTCGTCTCTCTTCTCTTCTAACTTTTTTAATTCTTTTTTAAATTGTTCTAATGATTTACCTAACTTAACAATTTCACTTTCAGAATTAATAATACTTTCATTAAAATTTGTATTATCAGTTTCTAATTGAGTAATATTATATGTGTTAGATACTAATTTCTTACTCCAATCATTATAGATTTCCTTGGCAAATTCTTCTTTTTGTTTAAGACTTTCTAACCCTAAAAATTTAGTTAGAATTTGTCCTCTTGCTGTCGGTTTGGATTCTATTAACTCTTCAAGGTTGTAACCTGTTGTTAGAATTGTTGATAGAAAATCTTCTTCGGTACCAATTGCTGAAGCTATAAAAGCCTCTGTCTCTCTTCGTTGTTCACCTGAAAGATTTTCAATTGTACCGTCTTCTTTACGTTTATAGAATTCAAGTTTGTTGGTAACAGTATACTCACCAGACTTACCCATTTTACGTAATGTTTTACGTTCTATGACGTAATCATCACCATCAATGGTAATTTCCCCACGAACACTTACTTCGTTGTTCTCAGTGAATCTATTAAAGATTTCACCGTTGGTTTTGGTCTTAGTGGTTGTGTTAAAAAATAAAAACATTAGGAGATCGACAGATGATGTTGACTTTCCGCCAAAGTTTTTTGGTGTTGACTCGATAACCGTAATACCGTCTAATGTGGTAAAATCAATTACGTTATTTTCACCAAATGACAGGAAGTTGGAGAACTCGACTTTCTTAACAAACCAACGATTGTATCGTACCTTGTTTTGATTTAACTTATCTATTTCTCCATTTACTCTATTATCTAATCTATCAACAAGTTCCCATTTAACATCAATAGCATTATCCTTAATGAAATCTTTCATTAAATTCTTTTGATATTGATTGTCAAGAATGTTATCTGTAACCTCTAAAGATTCGAGTCTTGTATTTTGAACATTAGTTAAGGTTTTAGTAATAATTTTTACATTTTTACTATTATACTTTTGTTCAAAATACGTTTTGACTCTTCTGATTTTTTCAGCCGTAAAATTCTCGGGGACATCCTGCCAAGTTACCTTTATAAATGGATTCATTAATTATTCTGTTGGTTTTATAACCCAATCGTTGTTTACTAAATCTCTTGTCTCAACATTCTCACGTTTAAAACACATAAATGGTTCAACTTTACCAGAGTTATTAGCGTATATCATTTTATCTTCAAATGAGTTTGAAAAAACAGTATCGGGCCAAATGATAATCATTTGCGTTAATTGTTTGTTTGTTCTAATGAATACATTGTTTTTAAATGTTGGATTATGTTTTTTACCCCAAATAGGTTTTTTATTTCTATCTGGTTCCAAATTTATATTATAGTATTCTTTATACCATTTCTTTTTTCTACTCGGCATGTTAACATGTGGATAATTTAATTCCTTTGATTTATATGGATAATACTTATCTAACCAAAAATCATCATTCCACCCACCATGTTCTAATTCAACACCAAATGATCCGTCTTTTGACAATAAATCAACCCCGTAATCGTCAGGGTTAATATATAAATCCCAATCAAGGATTTGTTTTAATATAATGACCATCTGTTCTTTCACATAGGTGTCATTATATGCCTCCAATTTTTTGGTTCCGTCTTCGTTTATTAATTTGTTGTCGTAGTTTTCAGATGTTCTCATCTGTTATATTATTTAATTCTGCTCTCCTCGAAAAATTCGACGATTGCGTTTATGGCCCAAACGGCCCCTGCGGTAAACATACCGTCAAAAAATAAATTGGTAAACCAAAAGGTCTCAAAAAATCTTGTAGTAATGCTACCTAAAATTAGTGACATAAAAAATCCTACCCACGTACTAGTACATAAAGTACAACTAATTAAATCACCAAAAAATTTTGAATGTGCTTTTATCCATATACGTTGGTTTTCAAAAATTGCTCCCCAAACAAGTATACTTGTCATTCCATAAGCTGCTAATGCCCATAATAATAATATTCCCATATTTTTATGTTTTAGATAATATAACAAATTAATTTCTCAAAATGAAATTATTCATCATATAAATTTGATAGGTCGCTATTTTTCATGTAGGTACCTTTATTTAATTTATTTAGAACATTGTTTAATTTATCCAACTCTAACTGTAACTCTTCGTTCTTTTTTTTCAAATCATCAATTTGGTTTTTAAATTCGGTTTCTTTCTTAACATCAGAAACGATAGTTGTTACGGGTACTTCTTTGATTATCTCTTTAGTTGTGTTTTTACCTTTTACTTTAACCTCTTTAATAATCTCAACCGGCACTTCTTTTATTATTTCCCTTATAACTTCAACAGGAACCTCCACTATCTTTTCAATAATTTTTTCAACAATAACTTCTTTTGTTACCTCCACAATTTTTTCCGTAACATTAGAATTGGGTGTCTCACCATATTTTAATATTGCGAATCCTCTATTAAATGTTTCATTGGCAAGTTTTTCGATATTGTCTATGTTATTTAACTGACAATACTGTATAAACTCATTATCCAGCGTTAACGAGTTCTTCTTTACCATCTTCAATATCTTTAATGTCTGTTATGTTAAAATGTAAAAACGGTTGTTCATTTTGCAAATCGTGAAATGTATATTCATCGGTTTCCACATCATAAATTCCATATCCATGATGATTAACTGTCTCACCAAAATTCTGTTGTATCAAACTACCAATCATAACCGCCTTTCCTCCACTAGGTAATGTGAATGTTTGTCTTTTATGAATATCACCACACAATAATAAATCCAAATCAACAAAGTTTAAACGGTCATACGCATCTTCAAATTCAAAACCTAAGTCCGTTGATAAACCCATAATCGGTCCGTGAAATAAACCAACCGTCAATAACCCTTCTTGTTTTGTGAATTCAGGTCTTGCATTGTGTTGGTATAATGAATAAACAACCCATTGAATATTACCATCTGTATCAACATAGTCACCACTATCTTTTAGGTATGTGATGTGTGGATTATTTAATAATTCAACGACAGGTGTAATACTATCCATACGTTGTGTGTTATTCTCCAAGAAATCGTGATTACCAGGTATGATTACAACCTTACCATAATTTGTTAATTCTCTTAAGAACCAACTTGTTAAAAGTAATTGTTCATTTGAGATATTAATTTTTTGATGTGCGACGTCACCCGCAATAACAATTCTAATTTCGTCGTGCGATATATTTTCATCTTTCCATTCTAAAACATTTACACTAATTTCTTCTAATAATTTTTCAAATTGATTCTTATATAATTCGTGCATTTGAATTGTACGAATGTGTAAGTCCGCAATATGTATAATTTTTTTTACCATCTTTTAATATATTTTGATAAGTCCATTGTTAAAATTGCGTTGTTAATTTGATGTGGGACTTTGTATTCAACAAATGTACTATCATCTTTTAACAATACCACAACGTTACCTAATAATTTAGTTTCGTTGTATTTTGTGCCTTCTAACATCTTACGTAGTAATCTACCATATAATGGAAGTTGTAAAAAATAATGACCTAATGCGTTATCGTGATAGTTGTTAAATGGTGGATATAATCTACCGGTATAATGATGTACTTCAAAGTTTTTTGGTTGGTTTGTTTTCCAATCTGTAATAACAAAACCAAATCCATCTTTCTCTTTGTTTTGCATCAACCATACCTTATCTGGTTGTCCTGTGTATTGTTCTTCAGGATCACCAAGTACAATTTCGGTATCTAATAAAACACCACCTCGTTCTAACATTAAATCAAGAAAATCTTTTCCCGCTTTAATCATATTATCACTCTTACGTTGTTGTTCTTCGTTAATTTCAAATATTGGTTGTCTTACTTCTTTGTAGTTGTTAAACCTACCAATCAAATCAGATTCCAATTCAAAGTGAACACGACTACCCATATTAGTTGATAAATCACCAGCAAGTTTCCATTCCGCAAGCAATTGTGCTTGCCCTTCAGGGTCACCTTTAGACATCTTCAATGCCATACCCTCAGCGTCAAATGGTTTGTGAAATTTCTTTATGATTTTAGAAACGGACGGAAAATTTCTTTTAACTTGTCCATCCAAATCTTTCATGTAATATATGTGTTCTTCTTCGATAAAGGTTAACTCTAATTGTTTCCTTCTCTCTTCCAATAACTCTTTAATCTCTAACGAGATATCGTTTAAATTCATATTAATCTATTTGTTTTATTTTATACTCACTTAAATCCCCCTTCAAATCGGCAATATCTTTATCACCTTCTAATTTAACAATCCAAACCTTACCCATTAACTTACCACAATTGATTCTGTGATATAATCGTTCGGCATCATCCCAAGCATCTGGGTCTAATACTATTACAATTTTCTTTGCATTTTCATAAAGTTTTTTGAACAGGTGTTCACTCATAAACTTACCCAACATAGGTATTGCATTTGGTATGAATATACTATCGAAAGCCCCTTCAACAATATAAATCGTTTCATCCCAATTAATAAGGTGTTCATTGAATATAATAATTTCTTTTTGAGCTTCAGGGTTTTTATATTTTAATTTTGTTTTAGATAAATAAGAACGAGCAACGAAATAATTTAATCTTTTTTCTTCATCATATGAAGGGATAATAATTCTGTTTTCGTATAATCCATTATAACAAAAACCAATGTTATATATTTGTAACATTAAGTCTGTTATATTTCTTTTCTTTATATATGCAAGTGCTTGTTTATATTGTGGAGTTAATTTTAATCCCATACTAGCATCTTTAAATGGGATAAATTCTTTTGGTAATCTTACTTGTTTATAAACTCTCTTTGTCGAATCTTCGGTATCATCCGGTCTAAGTAATTCGTATTTTTTAAGTTGTTTTGGTGTTCCGTATTTTTTTATTAATTTATATATTGAGCCGTGTGTCTCATGTGTCTCAGCACACACCCAACATTTATAAACACCGTATCTGTAATTGACTTCTAAATTTCCCTTCCCGTCTCCCTTTTCTAAGTTTTTAATGTCGTATGAACACACAGGACAATCGAATGACACCTGACATCGGTAGTCATTATGATTTTTATAATCCCCAAAAATGTCTTCTAAAATTTCAAAGACTGGTGTGTAGTCTATTTCTTGAGTATCCATATTACAGAATAATACGAAAAAAATGTGATAAAAAAAAATGGGAGCCGAACACCACCTCGACTCCCGTACCAACTCAACTTGTATTTCTACAAGTCCCGTCCTGTATTATAAGTATACATTAATTAATCCTTAATGTAAAATGTTAGTTGCCGGATTTTTCTAATTTAGTCATATTAACATAACCAATCACACAACACGCAGCATCTGCCATGTCATAATTTTCCTTTCTAAGGTTACCGGTTTTACCATATAACCATTCAATGTCAGGACATACACTGTTAACATGTTCCCATATTACGTGTTTTTTATCTATGTCTTTTGGATATCCACCAAATAAAACATTACGTCCCTTGTCATTTGGTCCGACTAAGTCGGGGAAAGCAAATTTTCTTGAGTTATAAGTTGAAATAAATGTTGGTAAAACACCTAGTACATCATAACAATTTTTAAGAATTAATGTATTATATCTTAATAAAGTCCCAATGGTGTAAATGTTATTTGATTGTAAAAGAGGTTCCTCAATTACTACTCTAACAATACCCATGTCTTTATAACCCTCTAAATGTTTCTTGAAAGCGTCTGCTTTTTTTATTAACTCCTCAATCTTATCTTCAGGTTGAGGTTTAATTTTTGGCGAAAAATGAGTCAACTCTAACAATTTAGAACCACTCATGTCGAATAATGCAAAACCTATTGTCTTGGTACTAATATCAAGACCAAGAATTTTTGGTTTGTTTTTAAAGTTTACATCTATACTCATATAATAATATATAAATAATATTTCTAGTAATGTAAAGTCTTAGAAGTCTAATTTGATAGCAAATACTTGAGCTCCGATTCTTTTAACCGGATACGATGGTTTTCCAACAACTAAAGGTTCTTTATTAGAATCTAATAAAGCAATTTCTGTAATCACAGGATATCCACTTGTGTAGGACGGATTTTGTGATGTACTAAATGTATTAGATGGTAGATTTACCAAGAAATTAAGTTGTTCAACATCCGTTGCCCTTACAAATCTAATACTACCTGGAAATGGTTGTTCGTCACCAAATTGTGGTGTTGTTACGTTATAGTCGGTTGCTCCCGATGTTCCTAAATAATTAGAACTAACCCCTGACATATGATCTTCTAAATCAAAGATAGACGCAGCATCATATTGTGTTTTGGTAATTGTAAATGTTGTTCCTGTTATTTTCGACGGGTCTATAAAACCATTTGTTTTAATATCATTTGTTGTTAAATCAATTGACCTCCAATCCGAACTATTAGTTGTTGTTCCTGTTGAAACTTGAACTAAAGCATAAAATTTATCCGCAACAAATCCGTCAGTAACATCTGAAAATGAAGTTTTTAAAGTATTAAAAGAAGTGTTTCCACTAAATTTCATTGTAACCTGTGAAGATGTTGTTGTTCCCGTAATTTTAGAATAATAATTACAAGGTAGAGCATTCATCGTCGTTCCGCTTGTGTTAGCAAAAACATATGTAACGTAAGCGGTTTGTCCTGTTGATGTTAATAATGAATTTGCTGTTACCGCATCACTTGGAACGGTTGATATTTTTGGTGCCGGTAATGTATACTTTCTGTTAGACCTGTAATCTAATATTGCAACCAATTCTTGGTCATCAAAAACAACAATTTTATTTTTTACAAATACCTTACCCACTTTATTGTTTTGTTCATCAACTAAAAATCTAAACAGTAATTGGTGTTTAGCGTTCTTTGTTGATTTTACATAATAGTCGGTGGTATCCATAAAGAATCTAGCACCCATAGTGGTTCCCGTATTTCTATGATAATAAATGAAAGGAATATAAATTTCAAAATATTCACTATCACTCAAATCTCTTAAATCATTTTCTCTATCGTAATCTTCTACAATGGATATATCAGAACTTGTGATTCCTGTTTTGTGACTTATATAATCATCGTACTTATAAAATCTTTCGGTGTCATATCTTAAATCACCTAATTCAGAATAATGAATAATCGCAATACATCTTTGTTCTGATGGTGTTACTTCTATTAATTCATCAAACGAATTTTTATATGTTGTTCCTGTAATTGTAATACCGCTTGTTGATAATCCATTAAAAGGAACGAATGTTTGTCCTGTCGATGTATATCCTAATAACTCTTTTGTTGAAACATATTGATTACCTTCATATCCTGCCAATGTTTCATCTATTCCATTATAATCTGCTCCGATTGGTTTTTGTGTCCAAACGGTATTCATTGTCCATGAATTTAATTGTTGTGTTTGATTAATTGGTTCCAACATGTAACCATTAACATCATATATATCTAATTCAATTGGGTATTCTTGTTCACAATTATTACAAACAACTTGAACGTTACCACTTAGTGTTGAAAGGTTGATTACATTTCTATCTAAGTTTAATGTGTTACCACTAACACTAAGAACTTTATAAACTAAACTATTTGTTTTACCTGTAATAACATTGTTTGTTCCAAACGTATCAAATACTAAAGTAATAAATTCACAATTTTGAAAGGTGCTACCGGTTAATACGTCTAAACCTGTTGATCCACTTAATTTTGTGTAGGATATTGTTTGTGTTTTACATTCAACACTTGGGGTTCCTCCACTATAATTTGTAACAAATCCAGCAGGTCCCATTTCATTTCTTATCGGTGTTGGTTCATTGTTTGGATTTAAAACAGGTACACCATATGTTGTTGTATTTGTTGATGAGTCTAATTTAATAGGATATTTTATGCCACTTTCTTTATCAAAAGGTGACATTACTTTTTGATGTGTTGTCTGACCTGTTAATGTTGAAAACGCAGTGGTATAATCAAATTCAGAATCTCCAATTTGAAAATATTCTATATTGAAACTACCTTTAGCTATGGCATTTCTACCCTTTTGGGTTATCCTTGCGGATAAGAATTCTGAATTATTATTGTTTAAAAAACTCATATGTTATAAATATCTTTCTTTATTTTTATTATTAGTTAAGTAAACACACCGGCGCAGTTGTACAAGAACCACCCATACTCCATGAGAATGACCCACCGCTCACCTCAATTCCACCTTGTACAAATACCGGTGTTGAGTATGAACCACTTGATGCCACGCAAATCGCGGTAGTATATGTATCATTCTGATTATCAATATATGATATTGAATTGATTAAAGTTGGAGACCCAACCTCACCAGTTTGGTTATCTCTGTATCTTACATACAAATCATTTGGTAATGTATTATCGTAAGTTAATGTCCAACACACGCCAGATACCTCCTCTTCAGTTGGTGTTGGAGTAGGAGTTGGTGTTGGAGTAGGGGTTGGTGTAACACACATGGAATAACCTTGTGTTAATACTTCATAAAATTCAATATTAATTGTTCTTGTTTCAGGTTGGCAACCATACTGACCACATTCAACAGTTGTGGATGTTGTTATATTAATATCATTGGATAAAGCACCTGCGGTTATTGTTATTTCATATTCTTCGTCTTGTTGTCCACCAAAACAAGGATTTGTAGTACCAGAAAAACGCACCGTTACATTAACAGAGGCTATTGCATTTAATGTGGCGGTAACTGTTGTGGTTGTAACATTGTATGGACCTTGACCTCCACAATTTATTTGAGTGTTGGTATCTAATTGACTAAGAGTTACACAACCACCAACTATTTGTGTAGGGGTTGGAGTTGGGGTAGGGGTTTGTGTTGGTGTGGGAGTTGGTGTAGGAGTTGCAGTATTTACAACCGCAGTAGGTGTTGGTGTAGGAGTTGCAGTATTTACAACCGCAGTAGGTGTTGGTGTTGGGGTATTTTCAACTGCAGTAGGAGTAGGGGTTGGTGTTGCCGTAGGTGTAGGTGTAGGAGTTGCTGTTGGTATAGGGGTTGGTCTATTATTTAAAGGAATAACCAAAGTTTTACCAATTTCACAAAGTTGTCCGTTACCATTCTCGTTACCATCATTAACATTTGTTGTAACTAATTTTACTGAATTTGTATTATCAGGTACATCAACATAAGTTGGAAACGACGCTCTTGCCACATTTGTTGCGACGGTTGTACATCCAACTGAACCGTTTACATCGGAACAGGCTTGTATGTTGACGTTTAATATCGACAACCCAATTGTAACCCCACTTATTCTAACTGAAAATGACATATCCTATAAATACTGTTAGATATAAATTAAATAAAAAACCCCTCATAATAAAGGGGTTTTAAAATTGTATAATTTTTAAATTTAATTATTGAGCATATACCTGACAAGTATCATCATAAGTAACTGTAACTACGGTTCCTGATGAAGTTGTAAATGTACCACCATTTAATATAGAACCATATGTTAATAATGTAATTTGATTGGCCGGATTAATGTAAGTGATACCTCCCCATCCTTGAACTTCTGCGTCGTGATTTACGTTAGTGATACCAGCCTCGATTAAAACCGGACTTTGTATTGTTGCAGTGTCTTCCGCCACCTGACCACAACCCACAGTTGTATGACCATCAACATTTGCTATGGTTATTGTTATATCATCAGCTAAGGCTTCACTTAATTCAAAATAGTAATATCCGGCCTCGAACATATAACTTAATGTTGCCGTTTCAGGTACTAATCCCGTGTATAATTCATCGATGCTCCATGTATCACTCGTATTACATGTAGCACCCGTACTTGTAACGGTACCACCAGTTATGTTATTAGCAACTTCTTCGGTATAACCGTCTATTAATTGTTGTTTCGTTACACCGGCCTGTATTTCTACAGTGTTGGCGGCACCACCCGATGTTGTTCCTGATATGTTAAAAGGACCGGCTGCGGTATTTGCTGATGCTTCTGTTAGATAAAATGTTACTTGCATGTTTTCTTTTTTTTATTATAAATATCTGTTTATTTTAAAATTTATTTATTACGTTATTAAATCTTTTATTTTTATGTAAAACACGCCAATCCACAACTTGTAAATGAACCATAATCTGTTGTAAGTTTATAAGCAATACCTGATGAAGCAGGACCTAAAATTCTATATGAATTACCATCAGGTCCCGATTCTGAAATGTAGAATCTATTATTAATTACTGAACTACCCGCATCAAACGCAACTAATATAGTTTCAGTTGACCTTCCACAATCACTACAAGAATACACATCCGCCTCGTAATAATCGTACGATGTTGTTACAGGTGTTGGGGTTGGAGTTGCATTCGGATCACATGTTGGGAATCCAGGGTCATAGGTATAGAATTGACAACCATACCCACCATCATAATATCCTGAACCCGGTATTGGGGTCGGAGTCGGTGTTGGGGTTGCTGTTGGTGTTGGTGTGTTATTATTACAACTTTGACATGATTGACTTCTTGTTGCACTATTACCTGTCATGTGGAATATTTGTAAATAATCCCCACTATATGATAACCAATATGTTGTTGTACCTAAAGCGTTAAAACTATCACTTGTAAACGTAGTTGACGAACAGAACGTTGAGTTATTACCCGTCACCGTAATATTAGTTCCTCCATCACAAGCCAAGTAACCCGATGGTTGTGATGTGTGTAATCTAACACTGAACGTAGGTAATGGTGTCGGAGTCGGTGTTGGAGTTGCAGTCGGTGTTGGGGTTGGGACATAACAATTCACTGTTCTTTGTACCACACCATAATTACTATCACCGTCATATAATGTTACATAATAAATTCCGTCGGACACATTATCCCATTGATAGAAGTAATCCCCATTTAAATCAATTAACGTACCCGTTTGTGGTGCATTACCAAGTCGTATTTGTGTATAATTTCCGTCACCACCAGTAAATGCATTTGCAACTAATCTACCAGTTAATCCGTTTGTTCCCGGACATGTTGCTGATAATGTAAATGAAACCGCCGGTACTGCCGTTGGCGTAGGGGTAGGGGTTGGCGTTGCTGTCGGTGTAGGTGTTGCAGTCGGTGTAGGTGTTGGGGTAGCCGTTGGTGTTGGTGTAGGTGTTGCAGTCGGTGTAGGTGTTGGTGTAGGTGTTGCAGTCGGTGTAGGTGTTGGGGTAGCCGTTGGTGTTGGAGTTGGTGTATTGGTAACAATAACCACCTCAACATCGAAATTACAATCCAATGGTGTTGCAGTCGGTGTTGGGGTTGGTGTAGGAGTATTTGTTACTACAATTACCTCCACATCGAAATTACAATCAGGTGTTGGGGTTGGGGTTGGCGTCGGTGTAGGTGTTGCTGTCGGTGTAGGTGTTGGGGTAGCCGTTGGTGTTGGAGTTGGTGTTGGGGTTGCTGTCGGTGTAGGTGTTGGGGTTGGTGTAGGAGTATTTGTTACTACAATTACCTCCACATCGAAATTACAATCAGGTGTTGGGGTTGGTGTAGGGGTTGGGGTATTGGTAACGATAACCACTTCAACATCAAAGTTACAGTCTGGTGTTGGAGTTGGTGTTGGGGTAGGTGTGTTCGTTACAACTATTACCTCAACATCGAAGTTGCAGTCAGGAGTTGGTGTAGGAGTTGGGGTTGGGGTATTAGTTACTACAATAACCTGTATATCAAAATAACAATCCGGTGTGGATGTTGGTGTTGGACTTGGTGTTGGAGTTGGTGTTGGGGTAAATTGTGGTACTTCTAATGATTTTATTCTTATATCATTTTCTACACCAACAGAACAAAAATTACCCGCAGCATCATAAAGATAAATTCTTTCTGTGTCATCAGGTATTTCAACTAAAACTCCACTTCCCGTTGTTAATTGGGTATATGTTAATCCTGTTGCGACTAATGTACTACCCTGAGGGTCAAATAATAATGCAAGGTTTCCCGCAGGTGGTAACGTAGAATATATACTATATATACTATTTGAAATTCCCACATCAATCCTTACATAAAAATATCTCATTTACTATACCTATTAGGAATTTTGTTTTATCCAATCATAACACTCGTTTATTGTGTGAAAAACTTCACTATTATAACTATTTTCATCATCAAATATGCAAACCATATAATCCTCGGATTCTGCAGCTTTGAAAATGCAATATTTTTTATTATTGATGTTTTGTATTTCAATATTATTAGCCACATCAATTGTGTTATATAGTATATTAGTCATTTCTTTTAGTTCCATATTATACTGATGGTGTTGTTGTGTCGTTATTATTAAATGTACCTGTATTTGTTGTTAAATTGTAGGTTAAAGTTGCAACTCTTTGTCCTGAAGTAGTATTATCTTTTGAGAATAATGTTATTACTTTAGATACTGAACTAATATCGTATTTAGATGTAAACGTTGTGTTTGTAAATACAAAGTTAGATGGTCCACCCATTGCTCCACCTTTATATAATGTTGCGGCAACATTTACAGGGTTAGTCCCTATCGAAGTAAACCAAAAGGCCCTTAAATCTAACACAATGGTATTTTCATTTGGGTAAACTTGTTTAAATCTAGTTAAATCAATTAAAACAGATTCATAACCAGTTCCCATATTATCACCACCCCATTTAATAATTGGTGCTCCTGATAATGGCCATTGACCTGCCGTACCCCAACCGAGATATGATGCTTGATATGTTTGTCCAATGTTAGGTAACACAACTCTAGTTCTTGTATCCAAATCTCGGCCATTTGTAAATTGATATGTTAACGCAATATAGTCCGCATTAAAAACGAATGTGTTTTGACCTGTCGTAACCGTTCCCGATTTTGTACAATTATTTGCATCAGTTACATTAACAGTATAGACAGTGCTAGCCGATAATCCTGTGATTGTATGTGTTGCCGATGATACGTTTGTATATGTCGTACCAGGTGATGGTGACCAATCATAAGTATATGGTGCGGTTCCACCTGACACAGTAACCGTTGCCGTTCCATTATTACCACTTGTTGGATTAGTTGATGTAAACGATAACGTTAAATTACATGTTTGGGCGGTGGTACATGTTGTACCAGTACCAATAGTATATGTAATTTTATTTTTTGGATTTTCTGATGTTATAGAATCTAAAACTAAACTTGTAATTGGTTCATTAAAATTAACCTGACTACCAAAAGGTATAAATGTTTTTGTTTCGGAAGCCGATGATGTTGCGTTAAATGTTCCTGTTAATACATTTCCAGTTGTGTACGCTTTTACAACCATACTTACGGGATTATGTAATGCGGTGTCATTACCACCAGATTTACCAATAATATTAAAACCTCTTGTTGTACTTGTAGTTTTGTAACCACAATCCTCATTTAAATTTATTGATATTGTTTCTGATCTTTGATAATAAAATGTGTCTTTTTCTATCCAATCAATTAATGGTCTATACCAACCCGTTGCCGCCTCACTATATGAAGTTGTTGTAAAACCTGTATATAGTTGAAAATCGTTTAGTGTGGTTGGTGTTTTTATAAAACCTTTTTTAAGTGATGTGTTGGTATACAAACTATTTGGGTCAAACCCTTTGGTATCTTCTATCGTATTAGTGTAGGTGTCAATGGTGTTTTTATTAATTCCAGATATATACCAATTACTTGAGTAATCTAAATTTGTGGCGATTATTGGTTCGCTTGTAGTTGTGGTTGTACTATTTGAATTTTGCATCAAATAAATTCCATCTATGGTACCATCTGTCGTGTGATAAAAAGTACGATGTACTGATGTTCCCGATATTGCATAGTAACCATTTAATACTTTTTGACATCCGTAATCGTCATAATAAAGTTTTTTACCAACCTCAACACCTCCGGTTCTACCATCATAGAAAACCGTAACATTTGTTGGATTTGTTTCAACTTTTAACTCATGTGTAAAATATGAATTTAAAACTCCCACATCATATTCACTTATTGGTGTACAATATCTACCCGCATTTTGTGCGTATGTAACCAAGGAACTAAGTTTTTTTGTTGCTTTAGCGTTTGCGTCGTTTTGACTTATACAACTAAATTCACTTCCCGATGGTACGGTTAGAACCGTAGATTGTCCGGACTCTAAATCACAACAAGTGTTGTTAACTGTTTGTGTTAATGTAGTATCATTATAATAAATTGTTCCGTTACCACAATATGGTAAAGGTTTACCACTTGTATACGAAAGAATTACTAGTTTATTAAAATTTGTTACTATCGTTGGGTCGTCCGCCTTTACTGAATATTGAAATTCGAATTTAATTGGACTATCGTTAACAATCGCGTTTGTGTATGACAATTCTTTCGATACTATTTTACCTCCAACTTGTTGATAATAATAAACCCCATCACAATAGTATCCATTATTAATAGTTGTTAATGTGATGTCCCTATAAAGAATCGTATCATTCCCCGTAGTACTAAGTTCAATGTATGGTTTATTTGTAAAATGATGTAAAAATTTTTTACATGATTCTCTATATGTTGTTGTTCTAGATGAAAAAATTAAAGTTAAAATAGATGCAACCAAAAGTGCTCCAAATAACCACGGTAATGCTGCATTTACAAACAAAGTTGCTTTACCTCCTAATATTAACCACTTTGGTACTAAATTACCAATTAAGTAATCAAAATAATGAGCAACTACTTGACCTATAGTTGCATATGTTGCACTTTGTATTGGTATTAACATTCCGAGACCTAAAACAGTACCCGCAAATGTCCATTCATTTAATCTCCATTCTGTATCATAACCACTTACAACACCATATAATGTTTTAGATAATGCATGTGTTGCCCCAACAATTGGGTTTGAGGTTTTTGTTGACATGCTATACTGTGTAAAAACACTGTCATTTGATAAAGTTTTGTTTGTTTGGTCATATCCCAAATAATAACGATATTGTTGTGGTTGTGAAAGTGTAGATGCTGTGAGTATTTCTCTTAATTTACCAACTCCCTCCATAAATGGAACTGTACATGCATCTGATGTTTGGTCATTTAAATAAAAAAATGATCTGGGTCCGATTGTTTCTTCGTTTATTTTGGGTTTACCAAAAAGTTTTGATTTTACAGTAACTTGTTTTTGTGTTCCATATGACCTATCAAATGGTCCTCCAACTTTATAAACCTTATCTCCATAACCATAATAATATGGTAATGCTGGATTTTCAAAATAAACACCACTCCATATTGGTGTATCTGTTGTCCAACTTTCAATTGGGGTTAATGAATATAATTTTGTTCTTAATTTTGATGTTACATCTATGGCGTCGTAAGGTGAGTATACGTGTAAACCGGTTTCATATTGATATATTGGTTCTGTACAATCATAAGATAATGTTATACTTGACGTACTAGGTGCTGTGTTGTACTTACCTATCGCCATATTAATATTTAGAATGGACGATTTATTTGTTTGATCCGCATTTACAATTACATAAAATGTTTTTGTTCCACTTGTTTTATCATTTAAAATGATGTTTTCAAGTGATATATCAAATCTCGACATTTTATATAATGAATTTTGATTTGTCGAAACTGAAACGTATCCTTTATTAGGGTCGGAAAAATTAATTGAGACGTAATCAACACTGCCACTATAAGAAACTTCAAATTTTAAATAACCATAATTTTTATTACATAATTGTAATGATTTAGTTATGTTCGCAAATTTCATATTACTAGGGAACGAACCCACATCACTATATGTTGGTTTGTTCGATGTAAAATCTGTCGCTACAAAATTTGTTGTTACCGTGTTACTATAAGACATTTATTATAAATATTATTTTTATTTTTTATCATTCACAATATATAAATCCAGCAGGTCCACATAAACCATATTTAGTTGCCGTTCCCGTTGTTAATTCATATATTATTGGTGTTACTACATTAGTGTCTGATTCTTTATAGAATCCATTATCCGCAGGTATTGTTAGATTTTCATCTTGATACCAAGTAATTGATTCAAATCCATCATTTACATAATCGGTCGCATCAAAGTAAACTTTTCTTGTTGTTAAACATGCTAAACAAATATCATTTAAATCACTACCATTCGGATAATAACAGAAGTCTTTACTAATTGGTGCGTCCTTTTTAATAATGGCATAATATGTTGTATCATTTGTTGGTGTATGTGATAATATTGGATTAGTTTGTATTAAATTACCTTCTCCCTTAACATTACTCCAACCTAAGAATGATGTACCATTAGTTGTTACACCAGTTATAGTGCTTGACCCGTTAATTGCAATTGTTTTACGTAGAGTTTGTCCACTTGTAGTTCCATCTGTAACATAACCAGTTGCATTTGAACTAATTTTAAAAATTTCATAATTAACAACCGCATTTGATGGGTCAAAAACCTCAGTTATTGTGAAAGAACTAACACACTCCACCTCAGTTGGTGTAGGAGTTGGGGTAGCCGTTGGTGTTGGTGTTGGTGTTGGTGTTGGTGTAGGAGTTGGAGTTGGGGTATTTGTAACTACAATTACCTCAATATCAAAATCACAAATTGGGGTTGGGGTTGGGGTTGGGGTTGGTGTGTTGGTAACAATGACCACCTCCACATCAAAATTACAATCTGGTGTTGGTGTAGGAGTTGGTGTAGGGGTATTAGTCACTACTATCACCTCCACATCAAAATTACAATCTGTTGTCGGTGTTGGTGTAGGGGTCGGTGTGGCTGTTGGCGTAGGTGTATTTGTTACAACAATTACCTCCACATCAAAATTACAATCTGGTGTTGGGGTTGGTGTAGGTGTAGGAGTTGCCGTTGGTGTAGGGGTGTTCGTTACCACAACCACTTCAACATCAAAATTACAATCTGGTGTTGGTGTAGGAGTTGGTGTAGGTGTGTTAGTTACTACGATTACTTCCACATCGAAATTACAATCAGGAGTAGGTGTTGGCGTTGGTGTAGGGGTGTTCGTTACCACAACCACTTCAACATCAAAATTACAATCTGGTGTTGGAGTTGGCGTCGGGGTCGGAGTATTTGTAACTACTATAACTTCAACATCAAAATTACAATCTGGTGTTGGAGTTGGCGTTGGTGTAGGTGTGTTTGTAACAATAACCACTTCAACATCAAAATTACAATCTGGTGTTGGTGTCGGTGTTGGGGTAGGGGTATTGGTAACTACAATTACCTCCACATCGAAGTTACAATCCGGAGTAGGTGTTGGCGTTGGTGTAGGTGTGTTTGTAACAATAACCACTTCAACATCAAAATCAAACGTACTACAATCTGGTGTAGGGGTTGGGGTTGGTGTTGGGGTAGGAGTAGGGGTTGGTGTGGCAGTTGGTGTGGCAGTTGGTGTGGCAGTTGGTGTAGGGGTTGGTGTTGGGGTAGGAGTTGCAGTTGGGGTAGGAGTTGGACCTGGAATATATTCCGCAATACCACCACTAAATCTACAATCAAAGGTATCGTTATCACCAAAACCATCTAAACCAAATTCAAAACTTTTACATATTGTACCCTCATTTGGTCCATATGCAAATGAAGACACTTTCATTTTTTCTTCACCGTTACTATTGGTAAAAAAAGAAACTGTTAATAATTTTTTACGAATACTTTTTAGAAGTGGGACATACCCTTGAGTATATCCAAAATCATCAAAATACTGTGTTGAACCCGAAATTCCAGAATAACTTATTTCGTCGGCATATTCATTGTTTCTACCAAATAAATTCGTTGTATAACCAGAATATAAACAATCTGTACATGTATTAATATAATTAACAGTTCCAATAATGGCATTTTTCCATAATTGTTTTATTTGATTAAAATCATTTGAATATAAACTTGGATTGTTTGAAATAATTTCATTTCCATTTCCCGTGTATAACCTTGCACTTGTCGATGTTGGTGTATTACCCGATATTAAAACGTATGTACTCGAGTTATTTGAACTGCCACTAAACAAAACACCATCTAATTCAAACGTTGGAAAAAACCTAATATATCCATCATGTGATGATTCTCCAGTTTCATCTATTTCCGTTGAAAATCCGTAATATTCATCAAACTCTTTAATCTCATCTTGAAATGATACATATCCTTCGGTTATTGGCTCCGGATAAACATTCTCAATAATTTCAATTGGTTTACATCCAAATCTATAAGAATATTTTGGTCTACCAAAAATACCGTTTTGAATTAAGTTACCACCTGTCCATAAAGTGGTTGATGGAATTACTTGGTCTAAAACCTGTGTCCAATATGGTCCTATTTTATTTACAAATTCATTTACACTTGGAAAATTGTATGGAGTAAAATTACCATTGGTAATATAATCTCTATGTATATCTTCTAAGGTGATGTAATTCTTTTTGTACTTTATTACATGTGAATTTCTAATTTGGTCATGTAACATTCTATCAACATACTCAGCAAACGTATAACCTGTTTGTGGTAACAAAGTGTTAGAACCAAATGACAATTCCAAATCTCTCGATTTACGATATATGTCAAAATCCATTACATTAGCGGATGAAAGATAAACGCTAATATTTTTTCTATTAAGAATTAAAGTTGAGTTGTTATTAACAATTTGTTTTTGGTTGTTGTCAACTTTACTTACAATTTCAAATCCCGTATCTAAACCCGGTAATGATCTAAAAACATCAAAATATTCTTCACCATATGTGTATGGTTTATTTTTTGTTTTTATTGTTTTTGTTCTACCCGTTGTCGTTGAGTTTTCAATATCTAACGTCGTTGAAGACCTATGGTCTAACGTCATGTCGTACCAACCAGAACCTTGTTGGAAGAAATTATTATTTGAATCACTACTATAACCTCTTGGTAAACCATCAGTTGTAACAGGATATTCTTCTCTTGTATATGTTGTTGACGCTAATGTTGTACCTGTTGAGTATGAATATGTTGATGGTGTGAATCCTGATATTATTAAATCAGTTTTATCACCCATAATTACACTTCTAATTTCACTATCAATATTAAATGACTTTGGTAATGAAACTATATTATAGATGTACTCATCAATCTTAATTAGAGGTTCGGGTGCTCCTAAGAATTTCAAAAAGAATTCAATTGAAGACCTTGTACCTTTTGATTTGTATATGTATGAAAGATTAACTAATAATCTTCTATAAAATTCATTTTCCGCATCGACAATAGTAGTTCCTATTGTTAATCCCGAATATTGTGTATCTGTTCTTGTATATAAAAGTTCGTTTAAATCCTTTTCATCAAAAAGATTAATTGTATTTAAACCTAAAGTGTTAGATAAATTTTTTAATAATATATCAGGTAAGTTATTAACACCATCATAACTTACATTTCTCATGTAAGCAATGTTGTCAATATATTTTTTTACCCTATCAAAACTTTGTCCGTATAATTGAAATACGGATTCCGCCTTTTTGTCGTCACTATCAAATTCAAATAATTGTGGTGAAGATAAAAATCTAACTAATAAGTTTGACTTATAATCATCTATCTCATTCGCAACATCAACTAAATTATTAATATATTCGTCATACGCAATACCAACAATTTGTAAATTGTAATTGTCTTTTGATAATGGCCAATTATATTTTACATCTAATAAACTTGTTACCGAACCATTATTAATGTCTCTTGGTACCTTAAACGTTGATTGGTAAATTGGTAGGGTTTCTCTATTTAATAATGACGATTCTAAATCATCAAGTCCTATAAAAAATTCTTCCTTTACACCGTTGTTTGGTCTAATTAAAAAATTACTCGTGGATGTTGTTTGACCATTAAATGGATTACCTAAAACAGTTAAAGTTATTTTGTTTTTTGTGTTAGGTTCAACATAACCAACAATATTATATGTAACACCACTTAATTCTATTACATATTTTTTATATGATGAATAAAAATTTCTAATTGGGTTATCAACAGTTACAACCGTATTTGTGTTTGGTTTTGTAAAAAGAACATCGAACGGATTGTAAAACATTCCCGATTCAATATCTAATCTGGTTCTTTTTGTATTTTGATTATAAGTTATATTATATGCGGTTAATCCACTTTGACTCTTTGGTGAGTCAATATCAACCATAACAGCAGCGGGAAAAAACTTAATGATTTTTGTAACCGCAACACCAATTCTACTTTTTAATGAACCATATAATGATTTTCCCGAATCTTTTTTTGAGTCTCTAAATTTAACTGATTGATTTTTTTCTAATTTAGATTGTGTAATCGGAGCCGACTCTTCAATTTTTAAGTCGTCTAAAGTTAAAAAATCCGAAAACGGATTTGTTTTAAAATTTTTGGCGTCTCTTTCAGGTATTGTTTTGTCAAGGGCAAAGTTCGTATTGGTCAATTGGCTAGAACCATCGGTGATTTGAACTCCGACTAAGTTGTCACTAAAAGTTTGTGACCCATTGGCAGCTTGACTTGGAACTTTATATTTTGCCATTATAATTCAGTAATTGTATCAAAATTTAAAGTCTCATCAATATCCGTTCTATTTTCTCTAACTTCGTATAATGTTTCATTAACGTCGTCTTTGATTTCGTATAAGTTATATTGTTTATAGATACTGTTATTATTATCGTAAATTGTGTAAATACCCGGTGTAACCGCCTTACTTTGATTACCATATAATGCGTGTGCCAATGTTGACGCATCATGTTCAACCATTTCAATCTCAATTGTTGTTGGGTTAAAAAAAGTATTTGTAAAAATAATTTTCTGACCCGGTGTACCAATGAAAGGAACCGTATTTGGTTTACTTGATGGTGCTGATGATGGTGTTACCGTTAAAAACAACATATTTGTTGCCGCGTCACTATATTGATATCTGATTGCCTTTTGTGTTGTACTAGATAAATTGGAAACCACAGGTGTACAATAAAACGACGAAGTAACTAATCTATAAAAGTTTGTTACTTTTTTATTCTCAGTGTTTATATATTCTATTCTATATCCAATTAATCCTTGTGGTGTGAATTTACTTCTATCACCAGAAGGGACATTACTTAAATCTATAACTAAACCTCTTACTGAAGGTAATGAAGCTAACACCCCACAATCTGTAATTGTGGTTCTTATTTGTTTTGGTCTTATATGAAGTGTATATATTCCTAAGTCGGTGAAATCCGCAGATTCTAATTTTAAATTATATAATCCACCTAAAACTTCTAAATTTGGAGCATTTACATCATTCGTAGTGTCATCGGTATGATAAACGGGTGTCAAAACACTAGAACTGTTTAAAGTTTTTAGAGAAACCGGTGCGGTGGATGTTCTTCCTGAAACGTAGTGATAAAATATTTCTACGTCATCTGGTGACACATCCGCTGGTCTAATTATTCCGTAACTACCTACTGCCATATACTTTTAATAATAAATATAATTTTTATTGTTTTCTCACGTTAAAATATCCATTTCCATAGATATCTAATTCACCCACGTTGTCAATTTCACCCAATCTAAGGTTAATTTCCATGACACCCTGTTTACCCCTTTCAACAAATAAATCAGAATAAATTGTTGGTTCGTCAATAAATCCTAAAAAATGTTCGTTTCTTGTTAAAATCTTATTGAAGACCTCTTCTTTGGTGAATCCTGTTGTTGACCCTGTTATCATGGTATAACCATCTTCATAGTCCCTATATTGTAACGTTGTTGTACCTGTTGTATTACCTGTATAAGTAAAGGTATAACCTGTCCAATCAACACCCTCGGTGGAAGAACCACTTGTAAGAGTTTGAGTGTACCCCGTTGATCCGTATTTTTTTAATTCGTCTAACCTACTTCCCCCCACTGCCATATATGTAAAACCTGTGGTAGTATAACCTGTATTATTTGTTATGTCAAGGTCATTTATATAATTTTGGGTTTGTCCAGTTAGATTTGAGTATGCCGGTACGGTTGTTCCCGTAAACGAACCTAACGGATTTGTTATTGTGGTATTTTTTGGAACTGTAATTTGTTTACTTAACTTTTGTTTAGTCCACGGGGCGTCTAAAGTTATTGATATTGTATATCCTGAAGATGTTGTATATGTGTGTGAAAGTGACGGGAAAGATTGTCCAACAACACCACTATTAACTGTAAGTCCTGATGTTAAACCGTCACCCCAATTAATGGTATATGTTTGTTCAACAATTTTTCTGAGTTTATCGGGATTAACCGTACTATAAACTTGTATCGTGGAACCTGTTTGAGTATATGAGAAATTGACAAGTTGTTCCATTTGTTCAATGTCACCATCAAATCCAACCATAACGCCCATTTCATCTACCGAACTTTCTAAGAAAATTGGTAAATTATAACTTGTTCCGGTTTGTTTTAATATTTCGTATCTATTCTTTCTCATTTAATTTTTTAATATTAACTTGGACAATTATAAATTAGGGTTATTGTTCCTCCGACACCTATTTGCATTGCCCATTCTGTACCTAATCTATTAACATAATAATAATCATTCATTCCCGAACCGGAATATTCCGAACCAAATTCACATCCCTGTGATGTGTAGAATTGATCACCAGTCGATGGTGATGTTATGTCATTAAGATATAATGTAGTTCCACTTGCGTATGCGTTTGATTCATACTGTGAGCAGGCCTCTGTGGTTGTGTTAAATGTTGAACCTGTCATAACCAAATAACCCTTACCTGGCAATGGTGTTGGAGTTGGGGTAGGGGTTGGTGTAATAGAACAAGATGTTTCATTATTAAGTGAACCTCCTCCATATACTATCCACCCATTATCACCATCAGAATACCAACCATTTGGAGCAAATCCTGTTAATGGATATGTAAAACCGGTATATAAAATAGTACCTTGACCTATTGATGCAAATGGTGTATAACTATAAACGTTAGTTGTATAAGAATTAGTATAATTACTACATGCTGCTAATCTTTCACTCGCATCGTATCCTATTTGAAGTGTGTATATTGTTGGTTCGGTTGGTGTAGGGGTTGGTGTAGGGGTTGGTCCTGCCGTTGTTGGTGTAGGTGTAGGTGTAGGGGTTGGTGTATTTGTATTTCCACCTCCACCGGCGGTTGGTGTAGGGGTTGGTGTTGCTGTTAGGGCAACATCATTCTGAACATCCCTTTCAACCATATATGAATAATCACTTTTATCAATTGTTACTTTATAATATAAATCTTCATACTCTGTAATCGAATCTGTACTTTTCTTTTCATAAAACTTAATTGGGTTTCCGCTTTTACCGATTCTACCATCATAAACCGCATCTGTTAAATTTGGTTTATTTACGAAGTCACTTATACTACCATCTTCGGCGTTATAAAATTTTGCCGTCATCCAAAATGTATTTCCTGTGATTGTCGTTCCACTAAAAGGACTTTCGTCTTGAAACCAAAACAAATACATGTTTTCTTTATTTCTATAATTTGAACCTGTGAATAGGGGGAAAAATATATAATCATTAAAATCTGTATGAAAATATTTTTCTCCTAATGGTAAAGATAAATTCTTAGCAAAAACTAATTTTCTATTTGTTCTTTCAGGTTTTACACCATTTGGTGTTTTAAAAAATTCTAATCTAAAAAAACTTTTAACTGTTTGTTTTAACATCAACGCATTTTCTCTATTAGATAAACCCGTTGGTTCATAATCATTTACATACGTTGACCCCGTCAAAAAATAAAATTGAAACCATATATCTGTTTGTTCAACACCAAGTGATGAGGTATATGGTTTATGAATATATCTAACCGTTTCATAATTTTCAATTGGGTTAATGATTTCACTTAGAATTTGTTCTTCCATTTGAAGAGCTCCTTCTTCCCAACCAAGATCCGTTTTAAAATCTTGTTCCACATTCATGGATATTGTTAAATCATTGGTACTAGTTAAAATTTTCATTAACAATCAGTTATGGTTTTATCATTGAAGTTTGTTAGACCGTCATTTTTATTTTGGTAGAATCTCTCATTTCTTAAATAGAAATTAATATCATTTTTAACATAATGAATATTGTTTATAAATGGATGATTAACACCATAACCATCAGGGTCAATATATCCATGGTCATATAAATCTCTCCATTTCCA